ATTTCCCCAATAGGTATGCTCAAAATTTTTTCTTTACTTACTTTGATGGTTCATTGTCTTTATTGCACATACATGATCAAAATTATTTACAATTTTCTCTCGATTTATCTGGGGAGTATATAGTTAAGTATAATAATATTGAAATAGATCCTAATGGGTATGATTCTGCACTGTACCACGTGTTTAGTGATATTTTAGATTTACAACCTGAAGTTCGTGATGAAATTTTGACAGGTGATGCTTACTTTGACTGTCAAAGTGTTTCTACTTTAGTTTCCATGGATAATCCTGATGTTACTGCTATTTTGCTTATGCATGATGTCGAGTTAAATCCAGGCGAAATATATACTTATTTTAAGCGACAAGAAAATTATGTTGTTAGAATCGTTGAGAATATTCACACCGAGTCTCAGTATAAGATTTTGCTTGAGATTCATAAATCTCTGGTTCTTGCTATGCATATTGAAGAGGAATTAAATCTGCGCGATCCCAGAGTATATGAGTGCTATGATAGAATTCATTCTATGATTTTTTTTGAGGCCCCTAGTGCTCTTTATATGAAAGGTATCAAATTAATGTATGATATTGAAAGCAATCCTGGTCCTCATTCGTATTCTCGTTTAGTTGCTTTATATTTAGATTGTATGAATTATGCAGCTACCATTAAGGATGATGAATTTATTTCCAAGTATCATCCTATTTTATTAAGTGAATATAATGACATTTTTTATTGCACTTCATTATCTGATGATAGTTCAGTGGGATGTTTAGAGATTAAGAATCATATATATGACTTTCTTCATGTTACTCCCCAAATGGATATGCTCAGATCTCTGAATCCACTTAATGGGATTGTTCCAGCTGTTAATAATTTGGCTGACGGTATTAAGGAAATGAAAATAGGGATTGAGCATGAGACTTTAGAATATCTTTTAGGTATCGCTACCAAGGTCTCAGAAGTGTCCGTTGATCTTGATCCGCGTACTAAGGATTTTCTGACTCCAAAGATTCCTGATGCCCTAAATTTAACTAATATTTTTTTGTGGTTGCAAAGTCCAAAAAACGCTACGTGTGTGTTAAGTTCCATTATTGTCATACTAGTTTTATGTAGACGACGTTATCCTAGTAATGTTGGATTACTATCCCTATGTTCTGCATTTGGTGTTATTGCTATTTTATATTTAAATTCTCCAACTATAATGTCTTATCTTTCAACGTGGATTTTCCCTTCTGTTAAACCTCAGAGTGATGATACAGATTGGTTTTCAATTGTTACAGAAACACTTTCTTTTGGTTTCTTCTCCAGATCAATTACTTTTAAAGATACAGATTCTATTGGAAAAAGTATTGCTGCAGCTGAAAAATATTCTAAAGGTGTTGGCGATTATATCGAGAGATTAAAAAATCTTATTGTTAAAATAGTGTCTAAATTAGGTGAAACTTTTGGAATGGAGTTAAATCTTGGCTTCAACCGTCACGCTAATATCATACAATCTTATACTTCGAGACTTATGGCTTTAAAACTAGATCCTGCGATGTTTGATGGCAATGTTACTTTTGAGTTTTCTCGGTCAGTCCAAAGGTTGGAGAATGATATAAATGCTTATATTGCTAAGTTGGCTCCTGATAGAAATAATTCTTCTTATCATATTGCTTTAAGGAATACGCTATTACTTATGAATCCTTTGTTAGCATTGTGTCGTAATTCTCACATTAGACGTGTAGTTAGAAGAACTCCTTTTAATATAAATTTTGTTGGTCCTAGTGGGGTTGGAAAAACTCAATTGAGTAGTGCTGTTATTCCATTAGTATTTTGTCGACAAGCTACAGCAGCTGATCTAGAGCGTGCTAATGATAATTTCTTTTCTATGTGTTTTGTTCAAGGTCCTGGTGAAAAATTTTCTGATACTTACGACGATCAATTTGCCTGGTTATATAATGATTTCTTAGCTAAACTAGAAAGTGAAGGTGCCCAGCAATCTGAGATTTTAATGTTTATACAAATGTTGGGTAGTTCACCTTTGCCTTTAAATTGTGCTGAAATATCAAAAAAAGGTTTGATTATGTTTTCATCTGATTTTATAGTTACAAGTATGAACGCTTATCGTATCACGCAACATGTAGTAAAGGTCTTAACCCATTTGAATGCTCTGATTAGAAGGATTAACGATCACTTAAATTGTTTGGTGACTATAAAACCAGAATATCGAAGCATTCCTAACCCTGAGCCAGGTGTTGTTTATCCATATCCTGATCCTAAGTTTTATTGTTCACTTGATAAAACAAAAGCGATGGCTTTAGATCATCCAAATGGTATTAACACTGACATTTATGTTTTTGATGAATGGGACTCCGGAACTGGCCAATATAAGGTTGGTGGTTTTAGGAATTATAATTTTAACCAGTATATGGAGGTACTTTATGCTCGTTATCAAACCCATATTACACATCAAGACCGAATTAATGCCCAAACTTCAGTATTCATCGAAAGGGTTACTGGTGATCGTTTACTTCAGCTACAGCAAGAAGCTAATCATCCCCATCAACAAGCAGATGATAACGTCTGGACGGAGGATATGCCTGAATTAATTAGTGATTGTGAATTAAATGATTATATCCAAGATCTTGATATTGATCCGGAGAATGTTACAGATAATTTACTGGCAGAACTAGCACTAGATATTCATAATTATGAGGAAGACAATAGAGATATATTAGTTGATTGTCTTCCAGATGAATCTGTAAGTCGTTGGTTGAGAAGATACATCTCGACTTGTACGGAAGATGGTATTAGATATCTTATTGGTCCTGAGTATGGTTGTTATAAAGATAAAGATGATCCCATGAATATAATGTTACGAAATGCTAATTGGGTTGACTTATTTTATCTATCTCAATATGATTTTTGCGATACAGTAATTTTGCATAGTCTGCGTTTGCGGCACAATTTTTGTGATGTGTTGAGTGCAGCCCATACATTATCTTTATCTCTAATGAAACGTATTCATTCTGAATTCATTAGATTTAAATTTTCTCCTCTCTTATGGTTGAAAAGCAATCCTTATCTTGGTTTAATCGGTATTGGTGCTGCTGCTACAACTGGTGTCTTGGTGTTTAAAAGTTTGAATATTGTTATGGATTGGGCTTTTAGGATATTTAATTTTTCCCCTGATTTTTCTACAAGTGAAACTGAGAGTGATATCAGACAACAATCTAATGAAAAACCCGACAAAGATATGGAGTTTATGAGGAAGCCTCTTTATAACTTTTATTCTGTGCGTATTCGTGCTACTGTCCCTAGTATAAATAAGTTTATAAATGTAACCCCGTCTCAGGCTTTTGCTATTGCAGACCATACTCTTGAGCTTCCCTATCATGTAATTGTGTTGTGCGATATGTATAAACTAAGAAAGGGTGTTACAAAAGTTGAAATTGGGTTAATTCCAGTCAATACACGATTAACTGTTCCATCAGAATGGTTTAATATCGAAGATCTAACGATAGATAGAATAGGTAAGTCTGTTGATATAGCTAGGGTAACTTTTCCATCCTCTTTAGATAAGTTTCCATGCATAAAAAGATATATTCCTAAGAAGACCCCTGAATTGTTAAAGCTTATACAGTCTAGAGATTTTTTAACTGCTTCTGCGTTCGTTATCCGTGGTGGTATTTTGGCTAGAGAAAAAGTTAAGGTATCATATAATGGGCATTTTAACTACCCTTTAGTTACCACTATGATGGATCCACTTGCTCGAGATACTATCACATTGCCTTCTATAGATGTAGATATTGAGCACTCGCTAAAGATAGATTTTCCAACTATTGATGGTGATTGTTATATGGCTGTATTTATTGATGACCCTATAATTAGAACGTTAACTTCTATCGATCCACAGTTACAAAATCCAATATTAGCTTATAGACACCTAGCAGGAAATCCGAGTGTTCATTTAGGATACGGTGCTTTGATGTTTCGTGATGATTTTGATTCTATTGAATCTAGTGGTTTAAAGTGTCCTCAATTGTTGTTGGAGGAAGATTCTATTCTTAGGAAATTAAAGCTAGAAGAGTTGTTACCAATGAATCAGCAAAATAATTCAACTGAACTTGTATCCGTTATACTTGACCCCCCTAAGCATTTAGCCCCTCATCATCCTATTCAAATGTCTTGTTTATCTATTCCCATGAGTCGTAATAATCCCATAGCACGTAGTGAATTATTTAAAGATATTAAGTACAAGTATGGTATAACCAAAATGCCTGTTCGACTGTTTCCCTCCGTTGATGGTATAGATCCAATGTCTGTCGCTAGAGAATCTTATGGTAATAATCTTGAGTTTTCACTAAACTATAAAGTTGCTAATTTGGTTGCTGATGAAGTTGTCAATGAGATGTTTAGTGTTTCAGGACCAATTTTGCATACCAGAGTTTATACTACTAAAGAAGTTTTAGAGGGCGTACCAGATGAAGGTATCCGCTCTAATGACCGTTCTACATCATGGGGCTATCAAATGAAGGCCCTGGCTAAAATATATAACTTTGCTGGTGATGACTTACGTTGGGCTTTTGGGAGAGAAGATAAATATGAGTATACATCAGTTTTTGCCCGTTTAGTTTTATCATTATGTGCTCATTATGACTTAAGTTTGCAATCTGGAGAGGATTTTGCTCATGTTTATATGGACTGTTTAAAAGCTGAATGTAAAGATAGTAATAATGCTAGGCTTTTCTGTGCATGTGATAAAA